TGAGGTCATTATGAATATTAAGCCATTGGGAAATAGAATCGTTGTTGAACGAATTGAAGCAAGCAAAGAAACCGAATCAGGTATTATTCTTAGAAGCACACCTGATCCAGATAAAGCAAAAGTGCTTGCAATTGGTCCTAATGTTAATGAAGTTGAAGTTGGTGATATTGTTCTATTGAATTGGAATGCAGCAACAAAATCTGGTGACCATTACGTTATTCCCATTGACCATGTAATCTTTATCTACGGAGAATAATATGTCAGATGGTGGAAAAGGTTCAAGCCCAAGGCCATTTAGTGTATCACAACAAAAGTTTGGTGATAACTATGATGCAATCTTCCGCAAGAAAACACCAAAAGAGATAGAAGAAGAAAAATATGAACAAGAAGAATTTGATAGAATTATATCAGAAAATCTTGAACGTCAAAGAAAGTTGTAATGAAAATTCTTTTAACAGGACATAAAGGTTTCATTGGTTCTTATATGCTTAAGGCATTAGAAAAACATGGACATGAAGTTGATACGTTCGATTGGGATGATGGCAATATGCCTAGTGTCATGGAACAAGATTGGGTCATTCATATGGGTGCAATCAGTTCTACCACCGAACGTGATATTGACAAAGTGTTGCGACAGAATTATGATTTTTCGAAGCAGTTATACAATGCTTGCAAGACTTATGGAGTAAATTTACAGTATTCCAGTTCAGCAAGTGTTTATGGATTGGTTAGTACATTCAGAGAAGATGAAATCTTAGAACCTAAAACACCATATGCATTGTCTAAATATCTGTTTGAACGTTATCACATACAACATCAAGGTGGTAACACCGTGCAAGGTTTCAGATACTTCAATGTATATGGACCGGAAGGTGAAGAACACAAAGGTAATCAAGCAAGTCCATACATGCAATTTAAAAAACAAGCATTAGTGGACGGAGAAATAAAAGTATTTAAAAATTCACAAAAATATTTACGAGATTTTATTCATGTCAGCCGAGTGGTTGATGCACATTTAAAATTCTTGGAAGTAAAAGATAGTGGAATTTGGAATGTTGGTACAGGAACAACTAAGAGTTTCTTAGAGGTCGCACAAGATGTTGCATCCGATTATAATGTACCAATTAGGGAAATAGATATGCCAGAAATATTGAAAGATTCTTACCAAGAATATACTTGTGCTGACATATCAAAATTAAAAAGTATTATTGCGGATTGGTGAAATAGTATCACAGTGGGCTCATAATCCTCAGTTCCGGTGCAACTCCGTGGTCCGCAACCAGATGATTTCATCTTTTGGTATACCACCAAACAAATGATAATATCATAAAACCAATAATCAATAAAGTTACAAAATAATATAGTAAAAATTTAGCAAAACCAACAACTTGAAATACCCATTCCAAAAATGTGTATCTATTTTTCATTTTGGTGTTATTAGTTCCTTATTGTTTTCCATGTTTTGTTCATCCAGATATTGAATAGCCTTTTTTATTTTTTCAACTTCATATCTCTTTTGTTTTTCCAATTCTTGTCTGTAGGTTTTGTTTTTCAAGTCTGGCCATCTTTCTTGTGTTTCATAGTGTAACCAAGTCCAAAATAGTCCCATCACAATACATAAAATAATAAAACCCACAAATAATCCAAATTCGATTTTATAATGTTCAATTTTTTCTGCTCTTCTTTTTGCTTTAATTGCATCTTGTTGCATTTGTTTAGCAATTAAAACTCTTTGTTGAGCACCTAATTCCTTGGTCATTTCTTGAACTTCAGTGAATAATGCACCAAGTTCTGGTGGACTTTGATATATCATCAATTCACGGAGTTCGGTACCCATTTGTTCTAATTGTTTTTTCATTAGAACACGTTGCAAGGCACGTTTAGCTAAACTAGCATCACCAGTATATACTTCCGTTTTGCTACGTTTTTCTTCTTCTTCAAGTACAGCCAAACACTTAAAGTAATTGTCATAGTATTGTCCAAGATAATCACCAATCTCAGCATAAATGTTAGTGGTATCTTCACTACGTTTGTTAAGTTCTTTGACTTTGGATTTTTCTTCCGCTAGTTGTTTGACTGCTGCAGTACTTGCTGGTTTACCTGGTGGATGTGCCCTGTGGAACTGGTCGTCCAAATCCTTGAGGACTGCTTTCACATCCCCAGCGGCACCTTTGATATCTTTGTATAACTGACAACCTTTTTTGACAGCGGCAACTGCACCATTGGCCAAAGCAAAGAGTGTGAACGGATCCATTTTCTACCATTTTTTCTATTGACAACATGATGAAAAAATGATATAATGTTTATTCAAATCAAACTATATAATTATTTATGTGGTATAACATATTAAAAAGGATATTATGAAAATTCTTGCTTTTAAACTAATCACCAATGAAGAACTCATTTCTGAAGTGGAATCCGAAACAGAAACAGAATTCATCTTATGTAATCCATTGGGCATTGCAATTGTACGTGGCAAAGATGGCCAACCAAACGTAGGATTTGCACCATTCCCAATCCATTCAGAACAAAAAACAGGTTCTACTATTGCCATTGCAAAGAAACATGTAGTATACTCTTATGTGCCGGCAGAAGATTTCATTAAAAATTATGACCAAATCTTTGGCGCAGGCATCATTCTTCCAGGTCAACAACAAATTATTACAGGTTAATGACAAGTTTTTACACAAATGTTCAGTCTATTGCTGGACACATTCTTTATCGTGGTGTTTTGGATGGTAAAAGAGTTAAACAGAAAATTGAATACTCACCATCTTTATACATTTCAACCAATAAAAAATCAGAATATCGTTCACTAGACGGTGAACCACTCATGCGTAAAATCTTTGGTTCAATCTATGAAGCCAAAGATTATTTGGATAAATTCAAAGATGTTTCTAATTCCAGAATCTTTGGTAACACACGTTATGAGTATGCGTATATTTCCGAACAACATCCAGACATGGTTGAGTGGGACCAAGATAAGATTCTTGTTGCTGTCGTTGACATTGAGGTGGGTTCGGAGAATGGTTTCCCTGACCCCTATGATGCGAATGAACCAATCACCGCCATTGCTATCACCTATATTGGAAGTCCACCTATCGTTCTAGGATGCGGTGACTATGAGGTGCAAGGTGATGAAACTTATATCAAGTGCCGTGATGAATGGACTCTATGTAAGAAGTTCATTGAATTGTGGTCACGTAAATGTCCAGATGTTATCACTGGCTGGAACACCAAGTTCTTTGATATTCCATATTTGATTAACCGATTCAATAAAATTCTTGGCGAAGATGATACAAAGAAATTATCTCCTTGGAACTTCATTAAAAATCGCACAACTAACATCAACGGGCGTCAACTGATTGCATATGAGATTGTTGGTGTGGCCTCACTTGACTATATTGAACTATATAAATGGTATGCGCCGGGTGGTAAATCACAGGAATCATATCGGTTGGATAACATTGCACAAGTAGAACTTGGTGATGGCAAAATCTCCTACGATGAATTTGAAAACTTACATCAACTTTACAAACAGAACTACCAAAAGTTTATTGAATACAACATCAAAGACGTTGACTTGATTCTCCGTTTGGAAGATAAGTTAAAACTGATTGAGTTGGCTTTGACTTTGGCATATGACACCAAATCAAATTACGAAGATGTTTTTGCACAGACTCGTATGTGGGATTCTTTGACATATTCCTATCTGTTGAAACAGAACATCATTGTTCCACCAAAAGTCATCCAAGAAAAAGATGCAGCATTTGAGGGTGCGTATGTTAAAGATGTACAGGCAGGTCTACATGATTATGTGGCCAGCTTTGACTTGAACAGTCTATATCCACATTTGATGATGCAATACAATATCTCACCAGAAACGTTGGTCGAACCAGAAAACTATACTGAAGCAATGCGTAAGGTTATTTCTTCTGGTGTTACCGTGGATAAATTACTAAACAAGACTGTTGATACATCAGAACTTGAAGGTGTGACATTGACACCTAATGGCCAATTCTTTAGAACAGACTTCCAAGGTTTCTTACCTAAGATGATGGAAGAAATGTATGTAGACAGAAGTAAGTTTAAAAAGATGATGATTCAGGCCAAGAAAGA